ATGGTCGGAATGGTGATCCGGTACAACCGGAAGACCGGTGACAGGATCGTGCGCGAATACCCCGGCCCAAACGGGTACGCGAATGCGGTCTCCGACCCCGATTTCCGCAAGGACATGGGCAAGCATCTTGGCGATTGGGAGCTGGCCGTCATCGGCTCCGACTCGTTCGACGCTATTCGTACCACGCACTCCCGGTATTTCACGGGACGTGACGTTACTCCCGTGCACGCATGATTAACTAGCATTTTCGGGTATGCTTCGCCCCGTGTAGGATAGTGGGCGAAGCGTCCTCCTTTCCATTTCTCTGGTGGGATTGGGATTCTTCAAGCCCTGCTGACGTTGCACCGTCAGCAGGGCAATTCTCATTTCATCCAGCGAAGTCTGCCGTCTGAGGCGACTCGGCATGTCAGTATGTTACCGGCCGATGATGTGCCGGTTGAACCCTCGCTGCTGCAGAACGAGCCTCCGCGCACCGTTCCGATGGACGGAGGAGCTGTTTGCTGCTGTGCTTGTTGCTGCTCGGCCTGCTGTTGAGCCTGCCGTGCGGCTTCCTCGGCAGCGGCCTGCTGCTGTGCTTGTTGTTCCGCCTGTTGCCGAGCCTGTTCCTCGGCGGCTTTCTTCTCTTCCTCTGCTTTCTGAGCTGCTTCTTCCTCCGCTTTCTTCTTTTCTTCCTCCGCCTTTCTGGCCGCCTCTTCGTCGACGGCCTTGTTGTGTACTCGAATCACGCCGTTGTTCGCTGACAGAATCTCCCAGTTCGAATAGAGAATGACCGATTTGCCGCTGTCGCTTTCGATCTTGTAGTCCGAGGCGTCATACCCTTCATCGGTCAGAGCGGTGATGGCCTTGTCCAGCATCATGCCTTTTTTGGCTATGTTCGGCAGGTCAGAAGTGTCTCGCTTCACTGTGAGCGTGATAGATGTGGAGGTCTTCTCCTTTTGCCCTGCTTCGGGCGTCTGTTCCTCGACTTTCCATTTCCTGTCTTTACCTTTGGTGTCGGGCGTGACAGTGATGGTTTTGAAGCCTTCCTTTTCGAGGGCAATCTTGGCTTCGAAAACTGTCTGGCCCACGACGTCGGGGATGGCCTTGGACGGTGTGAATATGTAGCCGATGACGCCGATGGTCAGCAGAACGATGATAGTTATTCCCCACCAGCGCTTGTACCATGGTTTCTTCGCGCCGTGTGAACCGTGTCGTCCGTTTCTTCCGCCATTCCCTCCGTCTCGGGGAGGCGTTGTCGGTGTGGCTGGCGGCTGCTGCAGCACTTCGGTCGGTGCCAGTATCTCCATCGGCTGTTCCGACGTGGTGGGCAGCTGCTGCGTTGGGGTTGGGAACGTTGACGGGGTGTATGCCGGTTCCTTTTGGCTGCCCATCGTCGTGTTCTTTCTTCTCGCCTTCTTTGACGGCTTGTCGAGCCTAGTCTCGTAGCTGATGCCGGTGCCGGGGATTATCGGGGTGCCGAACCGTGTGCCGCCTTTGCCTACGGTCACGTGCGGCGCGCCACGCTTGCCCATGGTCACGCTTGTTACTCCGCTTTTGCCGAGGTTCAACCGCAACCCCTTGCCGAGACTTATGCTCTTGCGAATCCTGAATCCCATGGTTCTCTTCCTTCTTTATGCAGCCACGCTGTCGTGCAGCCAGTTTTTGTATGCCCGGATTATCCAGGGCATGACGTTGAGTTCTCGTGCTATGGCACATTCGTCGCCGTCGAAGATAATCTCGGCGGACTGATATTCGAGCTGGTTGACGAGCATGCGTGCGGCCTCCATGTCAGCCCTCCGCTCGGTTGCGGAGTCGCATTTGCATCCTACGTCGTGATGACGGGCATGACTAATCTCATGTGCGAGCACGCACCGGCGTTGGATTGGTGTGAGCCGGTCGCTGATGAGTATGCGATTGTTGGCCGCATCGTAGCCGCCCTCAAGATCTGCCGGCAACGCCAGCTCATACACGTTGGCCCATTTACTGGCGATGGTCTCCACGTCGATCATGGCATTTCCTCGTATGCTTCCTGCTCGCGCTCGATATCACCATGCTTCGCGGCAAGATCAAGATAGTCGGAATCGGCAACGACCGTGAACTTATCAGGCTCGACCGGCTGAGTATAGGTTCCGTTCACAATCGACATGCTGTCAGCGCGTCGAAGAGAGTCATCATCGTAATCACTTTGCCAACTTATCGGCAAATCTTTTGTTTCAAGAATGTAATCCAATAACGACTCAAGTTCTGATCTAATGATGCGAGTCTCTCTTCCTCTTTTTTGAGGTGTCGCATGCTCTCCAGCGCGCTGTGCCGCTTCTTCGTCCAACGATTGATTATAGGCAAGCTGGCACAGGGCGGCCGTGCCTTTAGCTGTTAATCCAAGCTGCTTGGCCGCCCTTTGTTCGGCAAGCGTAGGAGCCGTGTTCAACACTGCGGCTCCGTCGAGTCGTCCGGCTTCGAAAAAAAGCTTGTCTGAAAGCTTCTGCATGAGATCGCTAACCGAGGAAGAGACCGTTTCAGCGATTTTCTGCACTGCGGGATCCTCTGACACTCTTACCCAGGTTGAATCCAGCTCGAAAGGCTTGCCGTTAAGTGCTTTGCGTAATTCGGAACGAGCTATGGAAGCATCTCCATCCAGCTCAATAACGCCGTCGCCTAGGAACAAATCAGATAATTCAATGTCCTCTCCGGTAAGAGAACTTAATGTCTTAGCGAGAATCAGCATGTTCGTCAACGAACCCGTTGAGATCCCCTTTTCCAGAGCATTGATTTTAGAGCTTGTCCATGCCGCACCGAGGCTTCGCGCTTCCGTTGCAACGCGATCAAGAGTGAAACCCCTCTTCTGCCTTATAGCCTTCAAATAAGCACCGATAACCTCATTTATCTTCATGTTCTAAATTTTAGAACACGACACGCCGGTAATCCATACAGATTCCAATTATTAAAACCTGTGCTATATTCAATCCCACAAGTTCTAATAAATAAAACTCGTGAAAGGAGGTTCCAATAATGCCAGCGATCACCATGAGTCCGACTCTCAGCCCCAAGGAGGTGTTCGAGAACTACGGGCTCAAGCCCAATCATCTGGCCCAGCTGCGCTACCAGAAGAAAGGCCCCCGCTACATCCAAGCGACGCCGCGAACGGTTTTGTACCGACAAAGCGACATCGAAGATTGGCTGACTGCAAACACGGTGGAGACCGAAGACAGCAAGGAAATGAAAAAGGCATCCGCCGCTACGGATGCCGAGATCAAATGAAAGAAGGTTCAAATGAACAACACCATTCTAACCGACGACAAGGAAATCGAAACCCTCGACCTTCCCTCATGGTGGAGCGACGACTTCCCCTGCGTGGCAACCTTGCTCAAGACCGGGTTCAAGGGGCACCGTCAGTTGTTCGCGGCTGACGTGGATGTCCTCCCCGGCGTCGGCTTCGCGTTCTACGAAGTCCAATGGCTCAGCAAAGACGGGTCTTCCTCCGATGGACCCCTTACGACAATCGTTCCATTCAACAACATCGAAAGCATTGAACAGGTAGAAACCGTGGAAGCAGAGGACGGTGGTCTCAAGTGAGCAACGCATTGCAGACCCTTCGTTTCGAAGATACGGAGGTCACCGCACTGGACTGCAACACCGACGAGCCGGTGTTCGTCGCCAGCCCCATCGCGAAGAAACTCGCATACGAGAGCGCGAAGGACATGTTGCGCAATCTTGACTCCGATGAAAAGGGTAAGCACATTGTGCCCACCCTTGGAGGAGAACAAGAAATGAGCGTCATCACGCTGCCCGGCCTGATCCACGCCTTGAACAATCGCCGCCCCGGCGCAGTCAAGGACGAGGCCACGCGCAACATGGTCATCCGGTTCCAGCGTTGGGTGAACCACGAACTAGTGCCGACCGTAATGCGCACCGGCAGATACGAGGTGCAGCGTCCGCAACACCTGCTTGAGGCGGCTCACCATGAGCGCATGATGCAAGTCGAACTGTTGAAGGCTTCGCAGGGCATCGTCCACCCGGATTTCCTCGAAGCGAAGACGCGCATCGTGATCGCACGGGAATTGGGGGAACTACCTGAGCTCGACCCGAAGACCCGTCCCCTGTACACACAGGACTATCTACGGGAGAAGAATCTGAGCGCCAAGCAGCTGCGATCGAAGAGTGGCACATTCGGCAAGAAGCTCAAGGCCGCATATCGAGAGCGAAACGGTCGAGACCCACAACGCGCTGATCTGACACTGCCGAACGGTCACATCATTCAGGTCTACGCCTACACGGAAGAAGATCACCCCTTGTTTGACCGGGCATGGGATGAGCTCAGTCAGAAAGCGGGTGCGTGATGGCCGGCGCTCTCCCTGAGAAAAATCTTCGTCTATCTCTCACCCACCCTATCGTGTCGGACTCTTACAGACATTCCTTCCCCATGGAATTGGTATGTGATCCGAACGATGAGGCCGACCTGTTCCTGACGGTGTTCAAAGCGAAGGTTCCTATGTTCGACTTGTGGTTCGACCTGACGTATTCCACGTTCGACGGGGTGACCGGTTCGTTCTATCCCGATTGGAGCGAATGGACGTTCGGTGACCTGAAGGAAGCGAAGGACGTATTGCACTCCTATCTGGATTCCATCGATGTTCTCCGCGTTTTTTTTGCGGACTACCTGCGGGTATTCGAGTGGGCGTCGACCGTGGACTGGCGCGGCCTGCTCGCCAAGAAGCGTGGTGAGTCATGTCCAAGCAGATAGAAGCACAGGACGGTTGGCCCATTGGCAAGGTGGCGGAATTCCTGAATCTTTCGAAGAGCACTCTTTACATCTGGTCTTGCTACGACCGGTGGGGCGGGAAATCCCCGCCGGCCCCGAAGCGTATCGGCCGTCGGCTGGTGTGGGATCCACGCGAGGTCATCGACTACCGGAACAACAGGTGCGCCATCACCCGCAAGGAGCTGGTCTACGGCGAATAAGGGTTTCCCGGATTCGAAACCGGGAGAAAAAGGAAGGGTGCCGGCGTTGCACTGTCCAAGGTTCTGCGCCGACACCAACATCACCAATCACATTGAAAGGAAGACAAGTGATGTCAAACAACAAGATTAGCGGTATCCACGCCATCGGCGTCGAGGTTCCGAAGGACATGTCGCTGCAGGAGCTCATGGAGCAGCTCCTGAATGATACGGAGGTCGAATTGGAGAAGGATTTGGACGGGGAGCCCCGCAAGCCCGAACCCCAGTCCGAGGCGGACAAGTGGCAGCGGTATGCGGACATGCTGGGCGACCTGTTCGACGTGGCGCATCAGATCGGCTATGACGCCTACATGCAGGGCGACCTGAAGATCATGCGCAAGGTGTTGCAGGTCGAATCCGATGTGGTGGATCTGGCCGGCATCGTGACCATGGAGAAGTCGAGGGCCGTGAAATGAGCATCGAGGCATTGCGCAAAAAGCGTCGCATGCGCCGACCCCGGCCGAGGTTAACGGACGGGCAGAAAACGGCCGTGCTGCTGGCTCTCACGTTCGCTGAGGGGTGGCTGGTCGGTTTCGCCGGCACGCACAGTCGCATCCCCAGTCCGGTGGGTACGCCGCAGTGGATGATAACCGGCTCGCTCGCATTGGCGGTCGTATTGCCGCTCATGTTCGTGGGAATCCTGTTGAAGTGGGGTGGCGATGGAACAGCCAAGTGAGTTCACGCTCTGTCTGCCGGGCGACCCGGTGCCGAAGGGGCGTCCCCGCGTCTACAACGGGCACGCGGTGACGCCGAAACGCACCGTCAGGGCGGAGGAACGCCTGTTCGCCGAATTCCGGTTGAAATACCCGCAGGCGAAACCATACCAGTGCCCGGTCAGGTTGGAGGCCGAATTCTGGATGTCCCATAGGGGCAGGCCGGATCTCGACAACCTTTTGAAGCTGGTTTTGGACTCGTTGAACGGCGTCGCCTACGTGGATGACGCGCAGGTCGTCGAATCCCACGCCACCAAGCGCATGCCCGACCTGTGGGTGTACGGAGCCAAAGGCAAATACCGGAAACGCAAGAGCGGTGATCCGTACACGTGTTGCGGGCATGAGTACGAGCCACATCTCTATATCCGTATCAAACCGCTCCCGAAATGGGAGCCGAACAAGCAAGGACAAGCATGATGCCTGACCGGCGTCTCTGGATGCCGCGTTGCAGGACATGCGGGCCGCTCGGCAAGCCCACCGGACTGGACGAGGCGGTCACCAGCTGCAACCGGCACACGAACCAGACCAAGCATCAGACGGCGTGGTATCCCACCCACGCCCAAATCATCGTGAAAGGCACATCAAATGACTCCATCAACCATTGAAAACACAGAGGCCGTGAACCCGGACGGGGAATTGCGCCAAGGATTGTTCGCCGCGCAGGCGGCGCGCATCGTCGAACTGCAGGCCGAGATCGCGTCCCGTCAGGAGGAGGTCGACGAGCTGAAGGCCCGTATCCTCGACTCGCATCCGGCCGGCACCTACCAGGCCGGCAATCTGAAAGTGCAGGTCAAGCCGGGCGCGCGCCGCATCAACGCCGGCACGTTCGAAAAAGCCTATCCTGCCACCAAGTATCCCGGAGCCTACCAGTTGCGGCCGCGCCCGCTCAGCCAGTTGGAGAAGCTGCTGTCGGCGGACGCGGTGGCCGATTACGCGATGAGCGGCAAGCCTATGGTGGTGGTCTCATGAGCGCGGAACTGTCCAGCCTGGGCATCGCCCAGATCGTGGAAAGCGTTATCGCCGACTACGACCTGCGTGACGAGGACGGCAACGAGCTGACCGACGACCTGTACGTCATCCGTTCCGAACGGCTCGACGAGCTGGGCCTCACCGTCGCCAGACGCATCCACAAGGCCATACGCGAACTGGAGACGCAAGGCAAGACCGGCTTCCCCGTGCATTCGATGGCCTTCGGCAGCATGCCGGTAACCATCGCGAAGGACGGCGACCGCACCTACACGCTGCGCTTCGACAACTCGGACGAGGCGGTGGCCATCACACGGCTCAGCCGGACCGCACTCACGGACATCAAGAAACAGATCAACGAGTTTCTCAAGGAGGTGAAGAACCATGAGCATGAATGATGCCATTCTCGCCGTCGCCCAGGCCCAACAGCAGGGTGACGCGATACCGGTCGACGTGCCGCCCATGACCCAAACGGCACCCGATATGGGCAAGCCGCCCGTCACGCCGAAGACCAAAATCGGCACGATGGAGGAGCCGCAACTGTGGCCGGAGATCCGCCAGCTCATCGAAGCGGATATCGCCAACGCTCCGCGCGAACTGCAGCGTGAGATAGGCCCGTCAGAACTGGGCACGGATTGCGTGCATTGCCTGGCGGCGAAGCTGGCGGGCTGGCCGGAACGCCGTTCGCCGGGCTGGCTGCCGTTCATCGGCACCTGCGTGCACGCCCACTTCGAGCAGATGTTCAACGCGATGGACACGTGGATCGGCCCCAACAGTCAATGGCCGAATGACACTACGAAAAGGTTCGAGGCCGAGAAACGCGTGAGAGTCGGGCATCTGAACGGATTGCACGCTGGCTACCCAGTCACCGGCAGTATCGATTTGTGGGACAAGGAGACCCACAGCACCATCGATTGGAAGATCGTCGGCAACACGACGGTCACCAAGGTCAAAGCGCACGGACCCAGCCAGCAATACCGGGTGCAAGCCAGCCTCTACGGCATGGGACTCACCTATGAGGGCGAACTGGTGGAGCGTAATTGCATCTATTTCCTGCCCCGCAACAAGACCAGTCTGGGTGATGCGTTGCCCTGGGAGACGAGGTTCGACCCGGAGCCCGGCAAATGGGCGTTGGCCCGGGCCCAGCTGCTCGTCAACCTCATGGACTGCGTGGAGCAGGCGGAAGGCCCCGACGTGCGCGACAGCTGGATCAAACAGTTGCCGGCGGCCGGGCCCGACAAATGCTTCTCATGCAAGGGGCGCGTGTGGCCGGATATGAGCGCGCTTCCCGAGTTCGACGCTAAGCCATGGCCGGACGTTCCCGACAAATGGCTCCAACTCATCCCCCTAATCGAATCCGAATACCAGTTCACCGAATAACGAAAGGAAACACAATGTTCGGTCAACAACCACAGCAACAGTACGGCTATCCCCAGCAGGGATATCCGCAACAGCAGGCTTACAGCCAGCAGCAGTATGGCGGCTATCAGCCGGCTCCGATGGCTCCGAAGATGAGCGCGGAGCAGATGCTCAACCAGATCGACTCGCAGTCCGGCAAGTCCGCGTTCACGAAGGACAGCATGCCGGGCACGAGGGTGACCGGCATCATCGAGAACGTGACCGCGAACCAGGTGCGTGACTTCCAGACCAAGCAGCCGGCGTTCTGGAACGACTGCTCGCCTCGCCTGCAGGTATTGGTCACCATCGACACCGGCATCATCGACCCGAACGTGGAGGATGATGACGGACGCCGCACCGTCTATATCAAAGGGTGGGGCGTGCAGCGCCGCGCATGGCTGCAGGCATTGCACAACGCCGGTTTGAAGAAGGCCGGTGAGGTCAAACCGGGCGACCGGTTCACGGCCACGTTCACCGGCTACGGGCCGCAGGGCAATCTGCCGCAGCCGCCGAAACTGTTCGAATACGTGATCGAACACCAGTCGCCGGCCGATCTCGCCATGGGCCAGCCCCAGCAGCCCGCACAGCAGCCCTTCCAGCAGCAGCCCCAGCAAAGTTACCCGCAGCAGCAGTACGCCGCACAGCAGGCGGCACAGGCCCCGAATCAGGGGTATCAGCCGGCCCCAACCGACCCGTGGAACCCGCCCGCACAGCAGGGCCAGCAGCAATCTGTTCAGCCTGTGCAGCTCGGCCAGCAGCAGGTGGATCCGATGAAGGTCAACCAGTTGAAGGCGTTGGGCAAGCCGCCGCAGGAGATCGCCGCCTTGTTGGGCGTGCCGGTCGAAGCGGTGACGGCCGTCACCGACCAGGCGCAGCCGCAGAACCACGGCGGCTCGGAACAGCAATTGGAAACCGGTGAATTCTGATGGACGAACTGCTGAAACACCTGCAGAACCAGTGGCTCGAGCTGATGAAAGACATGGATTCCCCTCGCCTCCGATCAGGACGGTTTCCGTGACGTCGACTCGGAAAGCCTCCAGCTCATGAGCGTGAGACTCGTGCTCCTGGGCTGGCACAAGAGCAAGGATTCCGACAAGGACTGAGTCCAGTCCCGACCGCCGTAGCCGTAGCCAAGCGGCCGGCACGCATGCAAAGGCGTGCACGGCACCAACCACATTTTCACATCACGTCAAAGGAGTTTCAGGAATGACCGACATCTACGGCTATGCGACGGCCGCACCCCTGTACCGTGCGGCGGGCTGGATGCAGGTCATCCCCCTGCCGGAAGGCCGCAAGCCCCCGCCGCCCAGCGGGTTCACGGGACGCAGCCGCAAACCCGTCACCGACGAGCAGATACGGCTCTGGTCGCAGGCGACCCCGGACGCGAACACGGGAATCGTCATCCCCGAAGGCGTATTGGTGTTGGACATCGACGCCGCACAAGGCCATCAGGTCAAGGCGGACGGGGCGAAAGGCATCAGCGAGCTCTCGCAGGAACTGGGCGTATTGCCGGCCACGTGGAGCAGCACGGCGCACGGCATCGACAGCCCGGCACGCCACCTGTTCTACAAGGTGCCCGAAGGGCTCGCCTGGAAGGGCGGAGCCATCGAGGGGGTGGACATCCTGCAGCCCGGCCACCGGTATTCCGTGGTCTGGCCGTCGATCCACCCGAGCGGCGAAATGTACTGCTGGTACACGCCAAGCGGCGCATTCGCCAGCACACTCCCCCACATCTCGGATCTGGCGACACTGCCATGGAAGTGGGTGGACTATCTGCGCAAGCCCGACAATATGTCGAACCCGAAGGAATTAAAGTGTTCGAATTCGAACACTTTAACCCCCTCGAATCCGAGGGAATACGACGACCGCATGTGCAAGGCCGTCAACACGTTCCTCAACAAGACGCTCGCCAACCCCGCTTCCAAAGGCTCAAGGCATGACACCACGCTGCAGGCCGTCTGGGCGTTGGTGAACTTCGCGCAGGAAGGCCATCGTGGAGCGCTCGACGCCATCAGCCAATTGAAGCCACGGTTCATCGCCGAGGTGGCCCCCGACCGTCAAGGCAAGGAGCGTGAGGCGGCGCGCGAATGGGCCAGCATTCTCAGTGGCGCGATGGAGAAGGTCAACGGCGTGCAATCCCACTCTGATCCGTGCGAGCAGTCGAAAATCGAACGCATGACGCCCGGCGAGTTCGACGAACTCATCCAAAACGCGGCTGCGAGTCAAATGGAGGAAAGTCACCCGGAAGCAGTTCAAAACACTGGAACAATGCCGGTTCAAGCCGGTTCAACACCCGTCGCATCGGTTCAAAACGGTTCAATGGAAAGTCACGAGGCAAGTAAAAACGCCTCCTCCAGCTGGCAGTTCGAAGACCTCACCCAGCTCGCTTCCGGCATTGAACTGCCGCCCACGCCCACCGTGTTCCAACGAGAGGACGGCCAAGGCCTCTTCTATAGGGGCGCGGTCAACGACCTGCACGGCGAACCCGGCTGCGGCAAAAGCATGCTCGCCCAGATCGCCACCGCCCAGGAACTCAAACAGGGACATGACGTGATCTATATCGACTATGAGGATTCCGCCAGAAACGTCGTCAAGCGTCTCCTGCTGCTCGGCGTGACCGGCGAACAGATCGTGCAGCATTTACACTACGTGCGGCCCAGCGCCAAGCCGAGCAGCCCCACCAGCCTCGACGGCTGGAAGGAAACCCTCGACTACGCGGACACGGCCACGCTGGCCATCATCGACGGCGTCACCAGCTGCCTCGCCTACGCCGGCCTCGACAGCAACAGCGGTGACGACATCGCCGCCTGGTACAACACCATGCCACGACTCATCAGCGCCTGTGGGCCAGCAGTCGTACTCATCGACCACGTCATCAAAAGCAAGGACAACCGGGGCCGCTACGCCGGCGGCAGCATGCAGAAACTCGCACTCATCGACGGCATCAGCTACTCGGTGGACATGACCAAACCAGTCGGCAAGGGCGTGCGCGGCACCATCGTCATCAAATCAGGCAAGGACCGCATCAGCGAGATCGAGGAGCATTGCGCCGTCAGCTGGGATTCGAACGGCTCGCACCTGCGCGAAGCAGCACGCATCGAAATCAACTCCACGGACCCGAAACTCATGCGCGTCACCATCGCACGACCGAACATGATGCCCAGCGAAGACCGACAGGCGAAACGCGACGACTTCCGACCCACCGGACTGATGGAACGCATCAGCCGCATGCTGGAGGACTCACTCGAAGAACCGAACCAGTCCGAACTGTTCAAGGCACTGAAGGAAGACGGTTCCGGAGCGCGTACCGCCGTCATGAGCAAAGCCGTGAGCCTGCTCCTGCAGGAGGGTTTCGTCTCGAACCGCTCTGGACGCAACAATCGTTCGATATTCAAATCCGTCCGACCGTACCGGCAGATAGACGACCCGAAATCCGACGCCTATGTGGACCGTATGAGCAGGGAGGAGGCGAGTGAATTGGATGACGAAAACCACCTCGAAATCTAGTTTTTCCCGTTTTTCCCCAGTTTTTCCGAGTTTTTCCCGGAAAAACTGAGCCATCGAGTCTAGTTTTTCCCCACACTCCCCGGACACACTACGTGTGTGTCCGGGTGTGGGAAAAACTACGGCTCGCCCCTCCGGAAAGACCAAAAACACCCCTCAACGACACTAGATTTTCCCAAACCAAAGGAGCCCAAAATGTCACTCACATTCAGAGAGCAAATCGAAGAGACCGCATGGGAACTCGGCAACGGCGAAGGCACAGTGCCCGAGCTGCGTCAGCGGTTCGACGACAATCCCGACACTCCGAACTTCGACCCGGCCAAGGCATTGGAGATGCTGCACATCCTCCAAATCGTCAACTACAGGCAAGTCCCTCAGCATCGAGGCAGACCAGCCCGCAGCCATTTCCTAAAACAATCCGAATACTCGGTACTCGATTTTGACATTCCGAAGCCAATCCCCAAGGACGAGCGGGAACGCCAGACGCGGATTCAGTGGGCCAAGGACTTTCGAACCATCGCCGACTGGCTCGACGCGAACTGTTACACGACTGAAAGCGAGGAAGCATGAAAGAATCCGTCACCATCCAATACCGCTGTGAGGATGCTGACACCAATCTGGTCGAAACCATCCCAATCGCCTCCATCGGCATCGACCAGTGGAGTCAAGGCCATCCCGTCCTGTTCAACCTTGACCGGAGAGGACATCACGGCCGCCGTATGCTCAGCGTACTCATCACCGCCTGCGAAGCGGTGCTGCATGAAATCCAGGACATCAAATGGGAGGCCTGACCCATGGCCGGACCGATTGACGTGATTCAACGGGCGCTCAGCGCACTGGCCTCAGCGGGATTGGGCAGCGAGTCGCCGGCAGAGGCGTATGTGCTCGGCTACCAGGCCGGCTGGCGGGAAGCGCTCGACCTGTGCATACGAATCGAAACGGCAATCAACAACGAAACGGAGGAAACGAATGAGCATCATCAGCAGTGAAATCGAGGCACAGAAGCAGCGTGACCCGTCGTACATCGACAGTGACCTGCAGTGGGCGTGGGGACGAGGATACAAGGCCGGAGCGTCACGCGGAATCACCGAAGAGGAGATTGCCGCCGCCATGGCCGAAACCCGAAAGTTCATCACGCTCCCCGGCGCGTGGATGGAGAACATCATCAGAATCGCGTTCGACGCGGCAAGAAGAAAGGCAATGGAGGAGTGAGCAGGCCACGCGCCCGTGAACGCAAACCAGCATGGCTTCGCGCGTTCATCCCGAAAACGAGTCCCCTCGTTGTCACCGTCTGCGAGGGGTGCGGCCTGTACGTCATCGAGGATCGGGAAATCGTGTGGGAGTCGTGGGATTACGGGTGTGTGGCGGGTGACGACCTGACCGTGGCGATAATCCTCGGCCGGCCGTTGACCCGCGTCACGTGGCTTCCCTCCGTCGGCCACCCGCTGCTCCGTAGCACCTGCGGAGATGCAGGCATCAGACCGGACGGCCAGTATCTGGCCATGCACATGTGTCATCTCGCCCGGATAAGCGTCAAACCGTTCAAACCGCCGAAACGGGAACGCCCGCCAGGCAAGCCATGGGGCGGGCCGAAACTGTCGAAACAGGAGATAGCCGAATTCAAACGCATATGGAACATGCCATACAGCCGGCTCAAATACGAGAAAGCCCCAACCATGGTCGGCCAGGGCGATGAGAAGCAAACATTATTCTAGCCGACCAGCCGGAAGGGGCTAACGTGAACTGCCAGAACTGCAAAACGATAACCGAAGAGGGATATTCACTGTGCGAGACGTGCGAACTGCGTTTCGCCGGCACGCTCCTGCGATTGGCGCGCGACGTCACGCCGTTGCATGACTCGTTGGACGCGACCCTGCATCCGGGCGGGCATTCGCCCACGCGAATCCAGACCGCCACTCCCCCGACTCCAATCAGGCTCGACGTGCTCGACCTGATCGACATGCTCGACGCGACGGCCCGTGAACTATGGCGTTGCCTCGACGGCATCGACGCACTCGACTGGCGCAAAGACAAACGCAACGAGGATCTGAAGGCCACGCTCATCGCATGCGCAGGCCACCCCAGGCTCGCCACGTTCGCGGACGCGGGCTTCTACATGCACGTCGTTGACGGCATCGCCCGCAAAGTCGATGCTGCGCTGGACCCGCCGGAGCAACGCCGCGAGATAGGTACCTGCGAACTATGCGAGACCATGCTCACCGCTGGGGCAGCAGACCAGTGGGTGACATGCCCGGTCTGCGGGAGGGAACAGCGAGCGCAGACGGTTAAACTGCGTAGGCTCAAGACGTTGTGTTGGGATGATTCCAGGCGCGGGTCTGCGGCTGAGATAGCCAAGGCGTTCACGGACGCGGGAATCACCGTCAAAAGGCATACGCTCACCGTGTGGAAATCCCGAGGCAAGCTTGATGTCACGCCCCAAGGCATTTCATACAGCAGCGTCTACCGGCTCGTCATCAGTGGCGGACTTGACAAAGAGCTAACTGTGACCGCATAATGTCAGTGGATTAGTGTCGAAAAACCCAGCTCATGTGGCTGGGTTTTCGCGTATCTATGCTTTGTTTTTGCGTGGTCTCCCCCCTCCGACACCACGTCCCGGACGTTGAGCGTTCCATTCATCGATGGTCTCAGGCAACCAGCCGCGCGTGCGCCCTATCGTGGCGTCGGGCTCAGGGAGCTTGAGGTTGAGCAAGCCGCCACTGGTGATGCCAAGGCGTTCTGCGACCTGTTTGACGCCGAGATATTCAGTCGCCATTGCTTGCCCTTCCTGCCAGATAACCCAGCACGCCCGAGCACATTCCGAACACGCCTGCCGGTACGCTCTGGGATGCGATGGCCAGCGCGAGGCTGACGACTCCGAACATGAGTGCGATGATTCCTATCTTGCCGTTCATGATGTTCCATGGAATAGTTGGGAGTGGAGCCGTGGCTCTGGATAGTGCGATTATCCGGAATCCACGGCTCTTGTTACCGCTTGCGCCGTCTGTTCAGCGGCTTTCGCGGCTTGCTCTTCGCAATCAATGCGACGGCCACGGCGGCGATGGGTGCGAGTGCCGCACCCAATCCGGAGAGGAACTCCCCGATGGCCTTGAGCAGCTCCGCGATCTGTTCCATGTTCACCTCCTTTCCTTGGCTGACATATCTATAGTAACACAATAACTATAGATATGCAAGCCGAGGACACCAAGACACGCCAACGGACACAATGACTGCGAGGCACACATGAGCTGGCGAGTCTGCTCGACACCCGGATGCCCGAACCTCATCGAGACACCGGCACGCAAATGCGACGCCTGCACCCGAGCCCAACGGGACCGCACCCGTACCCGTGGACGCAACCCATACAACACCAAGGGACATCAATCGTTTCGCAGGCAGGTGCTCGCACGAGACCCATACTGCACATGCCCCGGCGACCCCGAGCACGGAGGCTGCGGCAAACACAAGGGGCTCTGCGGCAATCCAAGCACAATCGCGGATCATTATCCATACGAAAGAACCGAACTCATCGACATGCGACTCAACCCCAACGACCCGAAGTTCGGACGAGGCCTATGCAAACAATGCCACGACGTGAAAACCGGCAAAACAAGACCAGCAGGCTTCAACACCAAACAGTAAAAAACAATCAGCAGCCGCACATCCCCGCAAAAACGACCGGCAACACCCAGGGGGGTGGGGTATCGACCATCCCTGCCTGAACCGCCGGTGAGCTGTCTGTCGGGTGCGCAGGGTTCAAACATCGCTGGCGGGCCGTCGCGAGGGCGGTCTCGTCGATCTGTCGCTAGGGCGCAAGGCCATGACGAGAGGTGAACATCATGCCAAGTGGAGGCAAACGAGTACGCTCCGGGCCGGCCAAGGACCCGAACAGCGAGAAGAGCCGCAGACTCGGATACACATTGCAGAGCCTGCCGAACACCGAGTGCCGGATGAAGCCGCCGGAATGGCCCTTGGAGCCCGCCGATGACGAGCGCGTCCGCAGGCTTGAGGCGGAGAAGTGGAAGTGGCTGTGGAAGCTGCCTCAGGCACGCGCCTGGCATCTGCCCCAGTTCAAGTGGATGATCCGGGAACTGGCGTTGTACGCGCGGCTTTCCACCGCATGCGAGATCGCGCCGGCACCCACGGCGTTGACCGTGCTGCTGCGCATCTCCGACCGCGTCGGCATGAGCGCCGCCGGATTGCAGGCGTTGGGCTGGAAAATCGAGGCCGAGGCCGAGCGGAAGCCCGTCGATTCGGAGTTCACGCGCCGCAGGGCCAAGGAGCTGAACCGGGAATCGGCCGCCGAACGCTCTCCCATGGACGAGACGAGGCATGTGTACCAGCGTCGGATGAGCGGCAATGGCTGACGAGGATTCATGGCTCATCGACTTCCCCACGTTGGGGCATCTGGTGTGCGCGTGGATCGAACGTCACTGCCGGCAGCCTGACGGCCCGTTGCGAGGCCGTCCGGTGGTGCTGTCCGACTGGCAGTACTGGCTGGCGGCGAACCGTTGGCGCATCCGCGTGGACGCCCCATATGTGCCGCCCGAGGAAGTCACCGTCGACAACCCGATGGTGCTCAATCAGGCGTTCACCTATCGAATGACGTTGACCGTCGGACCGCAGAAATGGGGCAAGGGGCCATGCACGGCGTTCTTCACCGCCGCCGAGGGCTGCGGGCCCACCATCTTCGATGGCTGGGCACAGGAAGGCGACGTGTACCGTTGCGCCGACAACGGTTGTCCGTGCGGCTGGGAGTGGCCGTACAATCCGGGCGAGCCGAAAGGCCGTCGACATCCGTCGCCGCTCATCCAGCTGACCGCCAACTCCGAGGAACAGGTACGCAACATCTACCGTCCTCTCGTGGCGACGATCCTGCTGGGCCCGCTCAAGGAGCTCATGCGCGTGAGGGACACCTTCATCCGCATATTGCAGCCGGGGCGCGAAGGCGAGGCCGACGCCTTGGACCTGGACCGCATCGACGTGGTCACCGCCTCCGCGAAATCCCGTCTGGGCAATCCGATCACGGACGCCGAACAGGACGAGGCCGGCCTGTACACGAAATCGAACGGCATGATAGCGGTCGCCACCACGCAGCGCCGAGGAGCCGCCGGCATGGGCGGCCGCACGCATGCGTGGACGAACGCATGGGATCCGGGCGAGGACAGTTACGCGCAGCAGGTGTTCGAGAACGCCGAGGACGACGTGTTCGTGTTCTACCGGAACCCCGATCTGGCGAAATCATTGCGTCACCGCAACGGCCGGCCGTTGGACTTCAATCTGAAATCCGAACGCTTGAAGATGCTCGAATACGTGTATCGCGGCTCCCCGTGGGTCGACCTTAATTCCATCGAATCGGAAGCCAAGGCGCTGATGAAGACCGACCCTACCCAAGCGGAACGGTTCTTCGGGAACCGTCTGGTGCAGGGCGGCGGCGCATGGCTCGAAGACGGACTGTGGGAGAGCTGCTATGCCGGCGCATGAACTCTGGTTGCCGAACCCGCCAAAAGGCACGCGCGTATGCGCGGGCTTCGACGGTTCGGAGAACGACGACTGGACATGCATCAAGATGGAGACCCTCGACGGGCTGATATTCACTCCCCGATACGGGCCCGACCGGCGTGCGACCATCTGGAACCCGAAGCAGTGGGGCGGGCGCATCCCCCGCGCCGAGGTATCCGCAGCATGGGCGGAACTCAACGACCGCTACAAAATCGAACGCGCCTACTGCGACCCCGGCTTCCGCGACGAACTGTCATGGGAATCGGAGATAGAAGCATGGGATCGCGCCTACGGGCCGAAGAAATTCATGCCATGGAGCATGTCGGGCAGCTCCCGCATCGGAGCCGTCTACGAGGCATTGCGCCGATTCGAAGCCGACCTGACCACACATCGCATCACACAGGACGGCTGCCCCGTCACCCGCACCCACATGATGAACGCGCGAAAGGTCGCCAAGACCCTGGAACGCTACGGGCTGGCGAAACCCCAGCAGAACAGGAAGATAGACGCCGCCGTGACCAGCGTGCTCGCCCACGAAGCCGCATGCGACGCGCGAGCCGCCGGCTGGGGCGCTCGCAAACACAATTACATGCTTACCGGATCATCGACCAGAAGGAGGTACTGATGGACTACAGCCAGCAGGAACTGTCCTCATTGGCGAACCGACTGGCCGATAAGATCCAGTTCCGTCGACCCAGCATCGGCACCCACACCGATTACGTCTTGGGCAAACGCGGCAAGCTCAAGTTCGCGTCCAAGGAATTCAAGCGCTACATGAGCGACCGGTTCTCCGACTTCTCCGACAACTGGTGCCTCCCCGTGGCGCAGGCCCCAGTGGAACGCATCAAGTTCAAGGGCTTCGTCCCTTATGATGACGTGAAGCTCGGCACCGGCATCATGAAATGCCTCGACCGCAACGACTTCGAACGCGGACTTCAGGAAGCCGCGCTGATGATGACCACCACGGGCCGCGCGTTCGCTTTGGTCACGCAGGTCGACGGCAGGGCCCGCATCACGTTCGAGCACCCGGACAGCGCCGCAGTCATCTATGATGCGCGCACCGGCCAGCCGTCAGCCGGGTTCCTCATCCAGCAGGGCGACGACAAGGAGTACGGCACCCTCATGCTGCCCGGCTGGACGGTCAGCATGGAACGCAAGAAGATGCTCGATCTGACCGACCAGCGCGTGCCGCCCGACGTGTACGGCTGGAAGATGAATGACCCTCAGCCCACCGGTCTGGACACGATCCCCCTGCGCGAGTTCCGCAACCAGATGCTATTGGACAATGCGCCGATCAGCGACATCGCGCACGTCGAATCGATGCAGGACACGGTCAACGTCGTATGGGCCTACCTGCTGAACGCATTGGACTACGCCTCACTGCCGGCACGAGTCATCCTCGGCGGAGACCCGCTCGTCGAGCCCGTCTACAACGAGGAGGGACAGCAGGTCGGCGAGAAGCCCATCGAACTCGACAAGCAGGTGCTGGAGCGCATCTACCAGTTCACCGGCGACAACGTGAACCTGGGCGAATGGTCAAGCTCGAACCTGAACGTGTTCATCCCGGTCATCGAAAAAGCGGTGGAGCATATCGCCGCCGAAACACGCACCCCCGGCCATTACCTGCTGACGAACGCGGAGGTTCCGGCCACCGGCTACGAGGTCGCCGAAGCCGGCCTCGTATCCAAGACCATCGAACGCATCAGCTTCCTGAAATCCCCCATCCGCGACATCTGCAGCATCGCCATGCGCTACGAGAACGACGTGGCTGAGGCGGACATCATCGCCGACTCCAAGGTGCAGTTCGCGACCCCGCAGTATCGCAGCGAAACCCTGATGGCGGACGCGATGCTCAAATACAAGCAGCTCGGCTTCCCGATCCAATGGGTTGCGGAGCAGATGGGCCAAAGCTCGGACGAGGTGCAGCGCATCATGCGCATGCGCGCCGACGAGATGGCCGACCCCGAACTCGAATCGTTGAACCGTGCCCTGCAGATCGGAGGCGCTGATGGCGGTCGAATCTCAGGTGCTGGCCTACAGTCAGAAACGGCTGGCGACCTTGGAGCTGGCGGCGGACAGAGCCGCACGCAGAACATGGAACAGGGTCGACGCCAATAACATCCAGGCGTCGTGGAAGTCGATAAGCCGCGACTTCCTCACCCTGTTCTCCACCATCCAAACCAAGTCGGCGGAGACAGCCATCGACGCGAGCGGCATGATGCTCGCCGAACAGGGCGTGTACGTCACTCCCCATGCTTTGGCTAACCCGAACGCATTCGCAGGCTGGGCTCCGTCCAGCCTCGACATCGCCTCCTACTTCCAATCCCCCGTGTTCGCCGTCCTGCACGCGATACGCACCGGCAGCTCCCCGTTGGAGGCATTGGAATACGGACGCAACCTGCTGGTCATGCTTACCTCTCTGGCGGTCATGGACACCGCCCGCCAGGCGGAATCACTGGACATCACCAGCCGTCCCAAGGTCGGCTACATCCGCGTCGAATCCGCCACCTGCTGCGACCGATGCATGCTGCTGGCCGGCAAGTGGTTCCGCTTCAACGAGGGGTTCCTGCGCCACCCGCACTGCCACGGCCGCCACGTGCCCTGCAGCCAGAGCATGGCCAAACAGCAGGGATGGATCAGCGACCCTATGGAGGGTTTCAAAAGCCTCTCCCATGAGGAGCAGGACAAGCGCTTCGGCGCGAATTACGCGCAGGCCATCCGCGACGGGGCCGACATCTACCAGGTCGTCAACTCGAAACGCGGCATGCAAAGGGTGGGCAAAGGCTATACGGCGTTGACCACCAGCGAGGGCACCACACGATACGGGTGGGCCAGCATGCAATACGCCCAGCAGTCCGGACGGAGGATGAAACGCCGCCTGTCCATCGACGGCATCTACTCGCTGACCGGAGGCGACCGGGAGAAGACCATAGCCGCGTTGAAGGCCAACGGATATTTCGTGGACAACGACTGGCGCGGCAAGGTGCCCGAGATCCGCAAAAGCATGTGGCTGCACGACAACACGTACCGGCAGGGGCGCGTCGAACTGTTGACCGCCGCCGAGAAGCGCGTTCAGACCGCGAAGCTCCGCTACGAGGCCGTATTGGAGGGCCGCAACCCCAACGATGGCCGCATGCCCCTCACCCCCGAAATCGCCGCCCAATGCGAACGCGAATACCGCCGATGGGTCACCTCCGGCGGACAGATTTTCCAGCAATGATCCAGCGAATCGAAAGGAAGAACATGGATCCCGCAAACCAGAACCAGCAGACAGGCGACAACGAGTCCAAGAAGCCGGAGAACACCGGCGGCGAGGATTGGCAGTCGAAGTTCGAAGGACAGCGGAAAGTCAACCGCGACCTCGAAAAGAAACTGAACGAAGCCTACGCCAAGGCCGACAAGGTCGACGAACTCGAAAAACAGATCGCCGCCCTGCAGGGCAAGGAAGCCGAATACGAGGCCGCCAGGAAGGAACAGGCCGTCAAGGACGAGGCCCTTGCCGCCGCCAACCAGCGCATCCTCAAGGCCGAAGTCCGCGCCGCAGCCAGCGGCAAGCTCACCGACCCGGCCGACGCCCTGCGCTACCTCGACCTGTCCAAATTCACCGTCACGGATGACGGAAGCGTGGACAGCCAGGCCATCGCCAATTCGATCGGCGAACTGCTGGAACAGAAACCTTATCTCGGGAAAGCCGAGCAAGCACCCTCGGGTGCGAACATCACGCCGCCCAGCGGAACACGGGACGGCGACCGCCATCAGGGTCAGCTCACCCGAGACGACCTGAAAACCATGAGCCCCGCAGAAATCGTCAAAGCCCAACAGGACGGGCGACTGAAGGACCTGCTCGGAGCCAACTAAACGGAAGGAGGCCTTAAATGGCCATCACCAATTTCATTCCCGAACTGTGGAGCGCCAACATCCTGCTGGAACTCCAGAAGAACCTCGTCTACGGTTCCGCAGTGAACCGCGACTACGAGGGCGACATCGCCAACTACGGCGACACCGTGCACATCACCGGCATCGCGCACATCAGCATCGGCGACTACACGGCCCACACCGACATCACCATCGAACCGGCCACCGACAAGGACGCCGGCGAACTCGTCATCAACCAGAGCAAGTACTTCGCGTTCGAAATCGACGACGTGGAGAAGCGCCAGGCCATGAACAACCTGACCGCCGCATATTCCCGGGACGCCGCCTACAAGCTGCGCGACCTGACCGACCAGTACCTGGCCGGCCTGATGGCAGCCGGCGCGAAGAGCAAGCTCGACCCGATTTCCGGCGCCACCGCCACCAAGGCGTACGACACCATCGTGGATCTGGCCACCGCATTGGATAAGCAGAACGTGCCCGACGCGGGCCGTTGGGTCATCGTCACCCCGGACTTCTATGGCCTGCTGCGCAAGGACAGCCGTTTCGTCGCTGGCGCCGAGTCCGCTCATTCCACGCTGCTCAACGGCGTGGTCGGCGAGGCCGCGGGCATGACCATCCTCAAGTCCAACAACGCTCCCGCAGCCAAGGGCGGCTCTGCCTCGGCTCAGACCGATGAGGGCAACGTCATCATCGCCGGCACCAACGCGGCCACCACGTTCGCGGAGCAGATCGCCAAGGTCGAGGCCACCCGCAAGGAGAAGGGCTTCGACGACATCGTCAAGGGCCTGCACCTGTACGGCGCGAAGGTCGTGCGCCCCGAAGCGCTGGCCACCGTACACTTCAAGGTGGGCAAGTGATGGCCGGCAGCTATGAGGCCATGCCCTACTTGGGCGAAGCCGAATAACCGCATAGGGGGTGACTCATGGACACGCTGGCAACGGTCAAGGACCTTGATTCATACGGCATCGAATACGCGGACGAAAAGCTCGCGGGCAAGCTGCTCGAATCGGTTTCCGCAGCGGTGCGCGACGCCGCAGGGTGCCCCATCACACGCGGCGAATACACGGTGACCATCCCCGGTGAAACCTCACGCAGGCTCGACCTGCCCATGCGCCCCGTGATTTCCGTGAGCCGCGTGCTCGTGGACGGCGAGGAGACCGGGGATTGGAAGCTGCTCGGCAACGCGCTGTACAGGGAAAGCCTGTGGAGCCTGCCGAACATGGTCCCCTGTTCCGTCACCGTCACCATGCTCGCCGGCTATGACCCGGTTCCCCCGGACATCGTGCGCCTCGTGTGCAGCATGGTCGCAGCCGGACTCGTCCAGCAGTCGAACGGCGGCCCCGGCGCTCACCGCGACGAATCATACGCGCGAATCGACGACGTGCAGATCGGCTACCGTCAGGGCGACTCCGAGATCATCGACGCACTCGAACTGCCGGAGGGCACGAAACGAGCCCTCCGCAACAGGTTCGGCATGCGAGGCATCGCCATAGGGGTGTTCCGATGAACGTGCAGCACATCCTCAACCGAGGCCGACAGCTCGCCGAATCATTGATGACCGACCAATGCCGCGTCACCCATATGGGCAAACCGGTCACCGACCCCGAAACGGGACTGGTGGAACCGGCCGCGAACACCGTGTATGAGGGCAAGTGCAAGGTGCAGACCTCGGGCGGTCTGGCCGCCGAGAACACGGAGGGCGGCATCGTCGAAGCGTTGGGTGCCGTCACCCCCGTATGGTCGATGTACGTGCATTTCCCCTACGGCACCATGGGTTTATTGCCGGGCGACGTGTGCGAGATAACCGAGGCCGCCGACCCGAATCTCAAGGGCAGGAAACTCCGGTTGTTGAACATGCAGTCCGAGAAGACACACTCCACCGCATGCCGGTGGAATGTGAAGGAGGTGGGCAACAGCAATGAGTGACATCACCATAGACGCTTCGGAGCTGACCGCGTTCGGCCGTCGTGTCGCCGCCGCGCACGCCATGGCTTCGGTCAAGGTCGCGCAGGCGGTGAAGAAGGGCGCGCAAAACGTCAAGGAAGGCGTCATCTCCGACCTGCAGACATCATCGAACTACGCGATCAGCCGTATCGGCATCGGCTACGAAATGGGCAGCACCGGCACCACCATTTATGCGGATGTGAGCCCCCGCGACGGCGGAGCTTCCGACTTGGCCAACATCGCGTTCTTCGGCACCGCGAAAGGCGGCGGAACCCACTGGTTTTACCAGTTCGCCGAACAGGAATTGCCCACGCTCGCCGAATACGTGGGAGACGCGGCCGACGACATGCTGATAGGAGCCATCGGATTATGAGCGTCATGGACCTGACCAATGCGGTTCTCGACCTGCTGCCCTCCATGCCGTCCGGCGTGAAGGTCTACCGGCAGGAGGAGCCGTTGGAGTCGGAGATGCCGCCGTGGATCATCGCGCGCGTCTCCACCGACCGTCATGTGGCGGCGGAGACGATGCGGTTCACCGCCCACTCCGCCCTGCTGGAGGTTCGCGCCGTCAGCACCACCGCCGACAGCGTGAACATCTGGTGCGACGACATGCTGATTCCCGCGCTGGCGAACCGCTCCCCCACCCGGCCGCCGGGCTACACGGTCGGCCAGCTCACCCTGTACGAGGATTCCGGCGCGTACGCGGCCGGTCTGACCGCCGATGACACCGCGCGCCGCTACCAGGTGCGCGTCCTGAGGTTCCGATTCACGTGGAGCCGACCGTAATCAACCAATCATTTACCAAAAGCCTTCAACGCCACCCCATACGGGGGGTGGCTTTTTGCTTTAAGGAGCGCATCATGACCCTGAAACTGGGTACAGAGATTCCCGGCACCAGTGCCGAGGGCAACATCACCACCATCTGGGTGCCGGCGATCAAGAACATCAAGGCCCCGACCATCATCGAGCTCGAGGCTGGCACCGACATCTCGAACTACGTCATGCTTGGCGGCTGGAGCTTCGACCCGTCGCAGGACACCGTGTCCGACCAGCGCGAGAACACCGTGCAGGACTTCGGGGCCCCCGGCCGCAAGAGCGCCGGCGACATCAGCATCGAGGTCATCGACAACACGAACACGGAGCACAAGGAACAGAACGAGGCCGTCACCCTCATGCACGAGGGCGCGTCCGGCTATATCGTGCGTCGCCGCGGCATGGCCACCGACGCGCCATTGGCCTCCGGCCAGAAGCTCACCGTCGTGAGCGTGAAGTGCGGCGAAAAGAAGGTCATCAACCCGGATGCGAACACCATGATCCGCAGTCAGATCCCGCTGTTCGCTCAGGCTCCCGGCTGGGAGTCCGAGACCGCCGTGCTGACCGCAGCCTGACAAGTTCTTCCGTGCGGGGATTCTAAGCCTTTCTGGCCCCGCACAGGCATTCTCTCTTCTCTCTCTCAGAAAGGTTTTCAGACTTTCAGAAAGGGATAATCATGGCTTTGGAAGTGAAGCGCAAGCGCGTGGACGTCGACCTCATATTGGATCAGGAGAAGGCCGAACAGGTCGCCGCATTGGGAGCCGACCTGGAACGCGCCATGGCGCAGCATGTGACCGAGGGCGGCAACGCCGCCGCCAAACGCATCGCCGAACAAATCGACAGGCTGCGCGACGAGGTGAAGGACGACACCGTCCGCATCCCCCTGGAGGCGCTGCCGCTCTCCCAGTGGCGTCAGGTACTCGAGGCGAACACCGTCACCGAGAACGGCGTACCGAAACAACACATCGAGGACATCTGCGCCGACGCCGTCAGACTCATGGTCAGGAAGACCGTGCCGGAAACCCCCGTGGAAGAGCTGGCCAACGTCATGACCGAACTGTCCGACGGCCAGATCAGCCCCATCTGGTACGCGATCCGTGACCTGAATGCGAAGCTCATCGACCCAAAAGACGCACTCGAATCAGCCTCGCGGATAATCCGCAGACGGTAAGGGAACTGCGAATCTGCCAGAAGCTCGGCATCAGCTACAAAAGGTGGCTTGGCTGGGAACCGTCGTATCGGGTGGAAAGGGACGGGCATAGGCGCATCACCGGCTACACGCCGGAAACCGAATGGGATGAGACCGAACGCGAATGGATGCTCGCACTCGACGAATACGAGCGCACGCTGTGTCCGCGCTGCGGTATGCCCGTCAGCATATGCCACGACGAGCTGGCCCCCACCAAATACGCGAGCGAGGTCGGCGTCTGTCAGATCGACCTGATGCGCCGCATCGGGCTCGAAGAATACCGCAAGGACCATTCCGCGGAATCCGCCACGAAACTTGACTCACTGACCGTGGGCATCAACCCACGATGATCCGACAGGAGGATATGCCATGGCCGGTGGCCTGAACCGCAACATCACTGTCCGCCTGCTCGCGGACACCAGCAATTTCACCGCCGGCATGGCCAAGGTGTCCGGCGAAAGCCAGAAGACCGCGACCACCATGGAAGCCGCCGGAGGCAAATCGAAGCTCATCACCACCGGCATCGCGGCGGCCGGTGTCGCCGCCACCGCGCTGGGCGTGGCCGCTGTCAAGATGGCGGCGGACTTCGACGCCAGCATGTCGACGGTGCAGGCCAACACCGGAGCCAGCGCCGATGAGATGGCCCAACTGCGTCAGGCCGCCATCGATGCTGGTGCCGATACCATATACTCGGCCACCGAATCCGCCGACGCCATCAACGAACTCGGCAAAGCCGGCCTATCGACCTCGGATATTCTCTCCGGCGGTTTGAGCGGCGCATTGAACCTCGCAGCGTCCGACGGCATGGCCGTAGGCGACGCCGCCGAACTCATGGCCACCACCCTCAAACAGTTCAACCTGACGGGCGCCGAATCCACTCAGGTGGCCGACGCGCTGGCGGCCGGCGCAGGCAAGGCCGTCGGTTCCGCCCATGACCTCGGCCTCGCATTGAATCAGGCGGGTCTGGTGGCCAACAGCATGGGCGTCAGCATGCAGGAGACCACCGGCACGCTCGCCGCGTTCGCCAACGCCGGCATGATAGGCAGTGACGCGGGCACCAGCCTCAAGACCATGCTCCAACGACTGGCCAGCCCCACCGACAAGGCGCAGACCCTCATGGACGAGCTCGGCATCAACGTGTACGACGCCAATGGCAAGTTCATCGGCCTTGCCGGTGCCGCAGGCCAATTGCAGAACGGTTTGAGCGGCCTGAGTCAACAGGAACGCAATGCCGCGCTCAACACCATCTTCGGAGCCGACGCGGTGCGAGCCGCGAACGTGCTCTACGAGCAGGGCGCGGAAGGCATCGACGACTGGACGAAAGCCGTCAGCCAATCCGGCTACGCCGCGGACCTCGCCGCCAAGAAGAACGACAACCTGAAAGGCGATCTGGAGAATCTGAGCGGCTCTTTCGAATCCCTCATGATCTCTTTGGGCGAGGGAGGTCAGGGACCATTGCGCTCCCTCGTGCAGACACTCGACACCCTTGTTGACGGTTTCGCGTCATTGCCTGCGCCCGTACAGCAGTCCATAGTGCTGATGGCGGCTCTGGTTGGAGGCAGTGTCGCAGTCCACAAAGCGATGGGGCCGCTGAACTCTAGCAGCAGCCAGCTTGCGCAAACCCTCGGATTGATTGCCGACCCAGGGCAAAGGCTCATAGGCCTCGGCTCCGGAATCGCGTCAGCGTTCCAGACATGGGGCGCAACTTTCGGCAGTGCAGAATCTCAGATAAACACGTTTGGCACCACTATCAGTCGTTCCCAAGGCATTATGGCCGGTTTCAAAAACCTGGGAAGCGGCATAGTATCGTTGCTGGGCGGACCATGGGGCATGGCCACCCCCGCCGCAGGACTCGCGTTGTTCGCTTTCGCGCAGGATCAGCAGGCCGCCACGCAACGAGTGGACGAACTCACCCAGGCGTTGCAGAGCGGACAAAGCGCCGCCGAATACTTCAACAAGGCGCTCTCCGAAAGCGATTCGTCACGCTACACGGCCGACATATTCAGCCGTTGGACCTCCGGCTACGACAATGTGCGAGAAGCACTCGACAAGATCGGCATCGCCCACAGCACCTACATCAAGGCCATACAAGGCGAGCCCGAAGCGATTCTGCGAGTCCGCGAACAGGCCGACAGCTACCGTGACTCGCTCGGCGGCATCAACCAGATGTGGGACCGCACCTCCAACGTTGCCTACGGCGTACTGAGCGAACAGCAGGAGATCTTCGAGAAATCAGCCGCAGCGGCCAAGGAGGACGCGGCCAACTCGAAGGCCGCCGCACAGGAGAAACTGGCGCAGACGCTGGCCACGTCCGGATTGGTCGACGCGCAGTCGGCGAACGCGGACGCCACGCAGGAATCAGCTGACGCCCAATCTATCCTTCAGGATGGTTTGGGAGCGACCACCGACGGCATCAACGAGCAGGCCACCGCCTTGGGCGAGGTCATTGACGCGCTCGGAACCTACTACGGTTTCGCGCTCTCCAGCTCCAACGCGCTCATCTCCATGCATGACTCGTTCGACAAGGCGACCGAAAGCGTGCAGAAGAACGGGCAGACGCTCGACCTGAACACCGAACAAGGACGAGCCAACCAGAGCGCGTTGAACGATCTCGCCGAATCCGCGTTGAAGGCGGCGGAAGCCCAGTCACGCAACGGCGAAGGACTCGAAGCGGTCAACGGCACCCTTGACCTGGCACGCGAGAAATACATCGCAGCTGCACATGCGATGGGCATGACCCCGGAAGCCGCAGAAGCCGCAGCCAACGCCGCCGGCCTGACCAAGGACAAGTTCGACCAGCTCGCCACCAGCGTCAACAGCATCCCCGGATCCAAAGCCATCGACGTGAACGCCCACACCGAACCGGCCAAGAACAGCCTGACCGACCTCGGCATGACGGTGGCGAAACTTCCTAACGGCGAAATCAAAATCGACGGCGACAACACACAGGCACTCGCCGCCATCGAGGCGGTCAACGGCGTCGAAGTGGATCCGCACACCGGTGTCATCACCATGGACAAAAGCCAGTACGACACCGCCCTCGCATTGGCGAACGGAGCGACGATCGATCCGAAGACCGGTCATCTGATGGGTGACAACAGCGACTATTGGAAGAAGATAGCCGAAGCGAACGGCTGGACCATCGACCCGCATACCGGCATGATCTACGCGGATGACGGTCAGGCCATGAGCGTCATCACCAATCTGAACAACACGCAGATCGCGGACAAGTACTTCCCCATCCATGGCAGCTACGTCGATGATTCAGGCGGCACGTATTCGTCCAGTGGTTATCGTCCGGCCGGTGCGATGGGCAATATCCCCACCGGTAAGACCGGCGGCCTGTTCACCGGTTATGGGGTTTCGATGCGCGGCTACGCCGGCGGCGCCCGTGTCATCGAGGGCCTGTTGCCCGGCAAGGCGAGCATCACGGGCGGCGACAACATCACGTTGGCGAACGCGCGAGTCAAGAGCGGCGAATTCGTGTCCAATGTGAAATCCGTCGCATATTATGGCGCCGACACATACGCGGCCATGAACCGCCGGCAGATACCCAAGGAATCGTTCTCCGGCCGGGATATCGACGTGAGCGGCGTCATCGAGGAGATACGCGCCTTCCGCGAGCAGATCGGCCCAATCATCAGCGCGTATGCCCCGCAACTCGGCAAACGCGACTTACAGCGGCTCACCAAGGAGGCTTTGCGCACATGATGCACACGCTCACCTACACGTCAAACCGCGCCGGAACCGTGATTGATCTCGCCGACCCGGAGGGAATCATGTGCGGACAGATCCTGGAGCTACGCACCCGCACGTGGGAGTTCGAGCTCGGCTACCGGTCATTGCATGCCACGCGGCCCGCGAAGACCGTCAAGGTCACCGGGCTCGTCTACGGTATCCCGGCGCTCGAAAAGGCCGAGGAACTGTTCGACGCGGACATGTACGCCTACCTCAACGATGCCGCGAAACCCGGCGTCATCACGGTGGACGGATGGTCACAGACCTGCCTCGTGGTCGGCCACGAACCTGACTACACGTCACCCCTGCTCGTGCGCGGCGATTTCACGGTCGCCTTGCTTGACGGGGTGTGGCACAAACCGGTCAGGCAGAGCTTCAGCCGGTCGACGGCCCGCTACAACAGAGGCAAGGACTATCCCTACGACTATCGCTACGATTACGCGCCGACCCGCAACGTCAGCAGCATCGACAACCAATCCGCCCTGCCCTCGCGGATGAGGCTCACCATTTACGGGCCGGTCTCTACGCCGAGCATCATCATCGGCGGCAACAAGGTGATAGCCGACGTGAGCGTCCCATCCGGCGGCTACCTCATCATCGACGGCACCGGCTCACCACGCACGGCCGTGATGGTCGCCGCCAACGGCGACATCACCAACGTGTTCGACAAAACGCATCGCGACCAGGCCTCCAACGAATACGCGTTCGCCACCCTCCCGCCGGGACTGCAGCAGGTCTCATGGGATGAATCGTTCGGGTTCGACGTGGAGTACTGGTTGGAGCAGACGGGACTGCCATGGACCTGATCTGGACCAATACCGCTCACGTGTCACAAGGCGAACTCGTCTCCCCCGCACTCGACCTGCAGTACGGCGACGAGCAGAATGATTTCGAACTCACTCACTCCACCCCCGGACTGCTGCTCTCCGACGGCTGCTACATCGGGGCGGAAGGCACCGAGTTCGGAGGCCGCGTCGACGCGGTGCGTATCACTGTGGATGACGGGCATGCCCTGTATACGCTCACCGGCCGCACATGGCACGGTTTGCTTGCGGGCAAGATCCTCCAACCCGACTCCGGCGCCGACCGGCTCACGGTCTCCGGCGACGCCAACAACATCATCCGCACGATAATCAGCCGGATCGGACTGTCCACGGTGTTCGACGTGCCCTCGGAAACGAGCGGCATCACCCTCAGCAACTATTCGTTCCGCCGGTACATTACCGCGTGGGACGGGTTGCGCATGATGCTCACCGCGCAGGGAGCCAGACTCGACCTGACCTACACCGCTGGACGCTGCCGGATTCGCGCGGTCGCCGCCGACACGTACGGCGACGCGGACAGCGACCAGCGCATCAGTTTCGAGGCGCAACGCATCTGGACCCAAGTCAACCACCTCACGGGCCTGGGCAAAGGCCAGCTGCGCAACAGGGCGCGCAGCGACTGGTATGCGGATGCGTCCGGCAACATCTCCCAGACCCAGACTCTGACCGGCGACCGGGAGATAGCTCAGATCTACGAGCTCACATCCTCCGAAGGCGCCGAATTGTCCGACCAGACCAGGGACAAGCTCAAGGACATGTGGAAACAGGGCACCGTCGATTTGACGATCCCCGAGAACCTTGGCCTGCATATCGACGACCATGTGCGCGCCTACGATGCGCTGACCGGCGTCAGCGTGGACAGCCCCATCGTGCGCATCACCGTCAAACTCGCCAACGGCACACCAACCATCCGATACGAAGCCGGCCAATACAGTTGGCCCGACGAACAAGACTAAAGGAGCATCATGCCGAAACAGCCCAACATCACCCTCTACTCCTGTGATCGGCCTTCGTGCGTCAACAAAGAATACGTGTTGCCCAACGCGACGGCCAGCCCCAACTGGCACGAGGTCACGCGCGTCGACCGCAACGGCAACCAGAGGAAAATCCTTTTTTGCGAATCCGACTACCAGCAGTACCTACAGTTGGCCGAAAATCAGGACAAGGATTATGACCTCTGGCTCAACAAGTCCCTCAACGCGGAAGGTAAGTGATCATGGCAACAAATCTGCTTGTAACCGGCTCGCACGGCGGCGACGACCCGCACGTGGAATCGAAGCATGACGCGCTCATGCACGCCGCCATGCTCGGCCGAAGCGGATACATTTTGAAAACCCGGAATTGGACGATGAAACCGACGGCGAAGGATGCGAACAACATCACCATCCCAGCATGGGACCTCGTGGTCGAGGGCCGGCAGATCTACATCGCCGCACCGACCGACGTGAACATCCAATCCGGCTCGCAAGGGCAAAAACGACGCGATCTCATCGTGGCCCGGTACGCGTTGAACTCAGGCACCGGCGTGGAGACGGTCACCCTCGAAGTCATCAAGGGCAGGCCCAGCGCGGCCACGCCCGCGGATCCGGGCATCGAGACCGGCAGCATCATCGGCGGGGCCATCGTCTCCGACCTGCCCCTCTGCCGCGTCAACCTCGACGGCATCACCATCACATCGATTGACACACTGGTCAATGTTATGCAGCCCTTGGAGGATGTGTGGGATTCCCTAACCCAGACCGAAGTGCTGACGCTGATTAACTCCACTTACGGTACCGTCAAAGGCTACCGTCGCGGCTCGCTCGTCACGTTGCGCATCGACTGGAAGTCGTCGGCGTCCGGCTCGTGGAACACCGGCAATTTCGGAACCCTGCCTGAAAGCTGGCGTCCTCCAATGGATTTGAATTTCTCATTTGGCGGACGCGACGGCGCGAACCAGAAGACCATCAACGTAAACGCGAACGGAACCATGACCTACGCCAATCAGGGCGGCACGCAGGGCACGGACGCGTTCGGCATGACCGTCTCATACGCGCTATGACCCGTGGGGTCACTGCAAGACAGTGCAACCGCCTGAGCCAGTGTCCCGAAGCTATGCGGCGGGCATCGGGTCGGCGGTCCTCCATACGCCGGTGCATCCCGCGTACGCGCTGTTCGGATTGCCAAGCATCGTGACGGTGCCATTGGCCTCGCCGTAACAGATGAATGTCGTTTCACCACCGAAAACGGCCACGGGCGTATTGACGATGACGGGTCGATACCCTTCGGGGAGCTTCTCCTGAGCCTTCGTGTAATTGTTCTGCCCGCTACTGTTGAATTTTACGTTGCCACCCATGAAACAGATATCACCGATGCACGTAAGCAAAATGCTGTCGCTGCTGTAAGGTACTCGCCACGTCGTAGAACGCTGGGTTAGGGAAAACTATTGCCTGTTCCATATTGCGATCCAGCTTCCGAATATCGCGACCCTCCCGCACCAGCGGTTGTCTTTGGTGTTCCACAGGCGGAAGCGTATCTGGTTTACGTCGCTGGTATCCCAACGTTGTGCGGTGTACTCGCCGGCCTGGCCGAAACCAGTGCCGAACGGCCCAATCGTGTAGGCCGCGTAATCGGCTTTCTTCCCGTTTGGGGATTGGACGTTGATGTAGAATGTGCCGTCATCATTCGTGGTGACGGTATGGCCTCCGCACAGAATATACGGCATTCGGGTTAGGGAATCCCGTTCAGGCTATTAGGGCTCGTTCCCAGAGGCGTTGCGCGTCTCGCAAAGCCGTGATATCCGGTTTGAGGTAGTACTTCGCGGTGGTTTTGATATCGCTGTGGCCGAGCATTTTCGACACGATGGCGATATCCGCTCCCGCCGCCAGAGTGTTCGTCGCCCACGAGTGGCGCAGGTTGCGTGCGGGCACATGCGGCAGATCATGCCGCTTGCAGTAGGCCTTGTACTGGCGTGCCACCTGTGGCGGGGTGAGCGCACCGATGAGTCGCCCTCCCTCGCGTGGTTTGAGCTCGCGCAGACGCTTGACCGCGAAGCGCGGCAACGGCAATGTGCGACGGCTCAATTCGGTCTTCGGCGGCACGACGACCTCATGGCCGCTCACCCATTGCAAACCGCGCTCGATATGCAGGACGCCTGCGCGCAGATCAATGTCACTCCACTCCAAACCGTACCCCTCTTCGGTGCGGAGTCCGCATGAGACGGCGCAGATAAGCCACGCCTCAAGCGGATGGTCGTAAAAGCCCTGCAACAGCGATCGCTGCTGACGGATGCCCAATATCACCGGCTCGTAATGCGGCTTGGCCGGCAGTTGGATGTCGCGTCTGGTGATGTCCACGTCCAAGAGATTCCAGCGGATAGCCCGCCTCAGTATCGCGCGTAGTACGGCCCATGCCTTGCGCGCCGCGCCCGAACTGGCGAACCCGGCGAGCCACTTGTCCACCAATTCAACGCTTATCGATTCCATCTGCATTGCGCCGAACCTCGGGGCCACGTGCAACCGCCACGCCGACTCATAGCCGACACACGTGGACTCACGCAGATTCGCCGTGCAATACGGCCAAAACCGGCCGTTCCAAAACTCTCGTAACAGCATTTTCAACCTCCGAAAACCCACACGCCCGTTGGCCTATCCAACGGGGACGAACGTGTGGGTTTTCCCACCGTAAAGGAGCTTTCCAATGTCTTTGCTCGCTCACATCGTCGATTGGCTCGTGCCTTTTATCTGTGGCGGCGTGGCCACGGTTTTGGGCCTGATGTGGCGGTGGGGCAAAGCCATGGTCAACGGCCTGCGCGAGCTCCTGCTCTGCCAGTTGGAGGACCTGCGCCGGGAAATGGTCATCGAGCACGACGGAGTGGCGGACGAGGACCTCAAATCACGCTCCCAACGCCTCTACGACAGCTATCACAGCCTGGGCGGCAACGGCCACGGGACATCGCTCAACAATGACATCCAATCCGCGCCGATAGCGCCACGACAGTCCTGACCCACGACCGTGGGCCACAAACAATATCCATCCCAGAGAAAAGGGAAACATGGTCAACAATTTGAAACGTCATCCCAAGCCCTCGCTGCCGGACGAGCTTCGCCCGGACGTAGCCCCCGAAACAATCGAATCCAATAAGGAGGAACAGTAATGACCCAAATCCATATTTCCATTAGGAAGCCGAAGACCGGAGGCTTGGACCCTGTGACCGGTACGCTGCGGTTCCGCCCGGTGCGTCGTCACTTCGACGCGGCGAAGAATCTTATTATCGCGGCCTCGTTCGACGCGAATCTGTCCGAAACGGGTGAGCTGACGGTTGACCTGCTGCCTACGACTCCTGCGTTTGTGTGGCAGGTCGTGGAGTTGGCTGATTCGCCGCAGGCGTACACGCGTTACGTCGAAGTGCCGGACTCCCAGGCCAGGGTCGAATACGCCGACCTCGTGGAGGTTGACGCGGGCACGTTCGTCCCGAAGGACATGCAGGGCTCCCAATTGCTGAAGGTTCGCCACGCTTCCACCCAGTCGGAGGCTGAGACGCTTTCCGCCCGATACCCGGATGCGGTGGTGCTCTTCGACGAGACCGCCACGACCATGAAGGCCGCTATGGCCATGAGCACGTTGGAGTCCATCACGGCCGAAGCGCAGACGAACGCCGCGTTGGCTAGGAGCGCCATGCTGAGCGCACAGTCCTCGGCTGATTCCGCGACCGCCACCCAGTCCGACCTTAATATCCTCGCGTCGAACGCCAACACGTTGGCGGCTAGCGTCGCCAATGATTCGCAGACCGTGGCCGACACCGCCAACGCGGTTGCGGCGAAGGGCGAATCGGCTATCGCCACCATCGATTCGACGGTGCAGGCGGTCAAGGACAAGGCGGAGGCTGCGACCACCGTACTGCCTTCCACCGGCACCACCGAAGGCACCACCGAGGAAACCACGGAGGAACCCGGCAAGGACTCCACGCCAGCCAAGGCCAAGAAGGCCACCGTGAAGGGAGCCTGACCATGCCAGCCCTATACGCCGGCAAACGTGTCGGCAAACCGTTGATGGGAGGCCACACGTACAACGCCATGTTCAATGGCAAGCTCGTGTGGCCCCTCGACAAGGACACGGTCGTCTCCGTCAATATCACGGATGATAAGGGCAAGCCGTTGCCCAAGTCGCTGGCCGTGTCCGGCACTTTGAAACTGGGGGCGAAGGCCACGTATGCGGACGGTCATGTTGGCGACCTGCTCACCACCAAGGACGTGACGTTCACAAGCCGGGACACTTCCACCGCCATGGTTTCGGGCAACACGCTCACGTGGAGGCATGGCGGCACGATTCTCGTCACGGCCACTGTCAACGGTTTCACCAGCGCCGCCGCGTCGATCGCCTCCGCCTACGCGCCCGAGTCCATCAAGGTCACGGACGATTCCGGCAAACCCATCGACAACATCACCCTGCGTGTGGGAGAGGAAAAGTACCTCCAGGTGCGTGTCCTGCCCACGGAAGCGTCGCAGGAATTCACCCCCACGGTCAAGGATCGGACCATCGCGACCACGGCTTGAAACGAGCGGAACACGAACGCGCCGACGATGATGGGTGCCTTATCCCCGTGTCCACGACACCACCATCGGCGCGGACATCACCCCGGTCCTACGAAAACTCTCACAAACAAGCCCAACCATCGTGTGGAGCTTACCTCATAGAAAGGAAACCTAACATGGGTGGAATACGAGTCACCGGACTTCTGATGGGTTCGACCAGTCTCGACATCAAGGCCGGCTCCGTCACCAAGACCATCCCGGTCACCGTCAAATCCCGCAACCTGCTGTCCTATGGTCCCGCGTCGGGCAACGGGTTGACCGTCACCGTCAACAGTGACGGGTCATTGCATGTCACCGGCACCGCCACCGGTCAATGGAAGGGCGTGTCGTGGACGTTCCCCTGCACCGTACAGGGCAACGTGATATTGAGCAGGTCCACCAGTATCGACGGTTTGAACTTCAACATCAAGTGCCTCGACGCCAAGGGGCAGCAACTGGGAGACCAAATGAACTTGGGTAACAGTGTCATGGCAATCCCTGCCGGCACCGTCAGCCTGTTCCTCAACGTCATCTCCAACGAGGCCACGCCCACCGCGAAGGACGGCGACCTCCGAATCCAGTTGGAATCCGGCGACACCGCGCACGATTGGATGCGACCCGACAACACGAGCCTTAAGGGGGGGGGCTATGAACTAGCGAACCTGTATCCGCGTGTCACCGGACTGCCTAAGACAGTGGGTGCCGCCCCGGGGATCACGGTCACGGAACCGACACCGGGCACGTACCGTTTCAAAGGCTCCACCACGACAGGGGCCGACTCGTGGAATAACTTGACCAGTGTGGTGCATGTGGATGCGGGAACGTACACGATGGACGCCACGGACTGGCCGCTGGGCAACAATTCATGGCTGATGGGCATACAAGCCCATATCTCCCACGACGACGGGAGCGAAGGAGCAAATGTGTTCGAACCTCGTAACTATGGGCCGAAAACCTTGAAGACCGGCACTCTCCAATGCAACATTTTCGTCAACACCACGGGCGAGGTCGATAAGACGTTCACTCCCCGCCTGTACAAGATCGACTGATTCTAGCCCCACACCATTCCGTGTGGGGCTTTTCCATTGACGGCCCCGAGTGGGCCCCGATAATCCTGACCCACGACCGTGGGCCACAAACAACAATCCATCCCGAGAAAGGGGAAAAATTGGTTAAAAACAAGGACAAGCCGTGGTGGAAACGTCTGCTCGCCAAGATCACGGCCCTAGTCGCCGCCGTCTGTATGATGCTGCTCCCGGCGACCGCGCACGCCAACATGCAGGGCATCGACGTGTCCAACTGGCAGTGCGGCATCGACATCGCCAACACGCAGGCCGACTTCGTTGTCGTCGGCACCACATGGGGCACGGGACAGGTGTATAACAACTGTCTCGTGTCCGGCGTCAACACGGACGCCAACCGTATGATCGCCCAAGCGCAGGCATCCGGAAAAAAATTCGGCCTGTATCACTACGCCATGGGAGGCAACCCGGAGGCCGAGGCCCAATTCTTCTATCGCAACACGTCGAACTATTGGCGTCACGGCATCGTGGCGCTCGACTGGGAGATGGACGATAATCCGGCGTGGGGCAACTGGGACTGGGTACGCCGCTTCATGGCGGAATGCGAACGGCTCTCGGGCGGCGTCAAGCCGCTGCTCTACACCGGCCCCGTGGCCGGCACCATCCCCGGCGACATCCGCGCCAACTACGGTTTGTGGATCGCGCAGTACGCGAACATGGCCCCGACCGGCTACCAGGCCGACCCGTGGATGCTGGGCGCGTACGGCGAGGCCATGCGACAGTACAGTGGCACCGGCGTGGTCAACACGTGGAGTCCCATCGACCTCAACATCTTCCGTGGCGAAGGCTGGCAGTGGGATTTGTACGCCAACCCCGCCGGCGGCTCCACGCCACCGGCCACACCGGCCGCGCCCGCACAGTCGAACACTCCCCCGGCCAACACCAACACGGGTGGCATCAGCCACGTCATGCAATGGGGAGAAACCATCTGGGGACTCGCCGTAGCCCACAACGCATGGCCCCTGTCCGCATGGCACACGCCAAGCGGTGACATCAACCGCTACTACGTGGGCGACGTCGTAACCTACGGCGGCGGCACCGCCCCCGCATCGTCCGGCGGGGTCTCCAAGACCATCCAGTACGGTGACACGGTATGGGAGTTCGCCACCTCACACGGTTACAGCGTCAACCGCTGCACCGTCCCCTCCGGCAACATCAACGTCTACTACCCGGGTGACGTGGTGACCTGCCGCTGAGACTCAACAGATGCCGCCACCCGCTTGACCGGGTGACGGCATCACCCCATCATCATCCCTTATTGATCGGAGCAAACATGACCGACAGCAAAAACACGACCGACACCGGCGAAACGCTTCCCGGCGTCGATGTGAGCGACTGGCCCGAGACGGCCGACGTCACCCATGACGTGCCCGACTGGCTCATCCCCAGCCGCGTCTACGACATCCTCAAATGGCTCGGCCTCATCGTCCTGCCCGCACTCGCCCTGTTCGTCAACACGGTCGGCCCCGCATGGGGTTGGACTCACGTGGACGCGATAGTGACCACGCTCAACGCGCTCGGCATCCTCGCCGGCGCGCTCATCGGCGTCAGCGCCATCAAACAACGCCTCGACCGCGCCGCATGA